AGGAGGTGATCCGTGGCCTCAATCGTTAAGCGTTGTAGCGTGGCCGCCGTACTGGCGCTTGCAGTACTGGTGCCGGATTTCAGCTTATTGAAAACCTCCCCCGACGGGCTGGCGCTGATTGCTGACCTCGAAGGATGCCGCCTGAAACCCTACCAGTGCAGCGCCGGTGTCTGGACATCCGGTATCGGTCATACCGCAGGCGTGACACCGAAAGGCGATATTACCGAAAGGCAGGCGGCGCAGAACCTGGTCAGCGATGTGCTGAACGTTGAGCGCAGGCTGGCGGTCTGTGCGCCGGTTGCCATGCCGCAACCGGTCTATGACGCGGTGGTGAGTTTTGCGTTTAACGTTGGCACCGGTGCCGCCTGTCGCTCGACGCTGGTCTCGTTTATCAACCGCCAGCAGTGGGCGCAGGCCTGTAACCAGCTTCCGCGCTGGGTGTACGTCAACGGTCAGAAAAATACCGGGCTGGAAAATCGCCGCGCACGTGAACGTGCTTACTGTCTTAAGGGGGTTGAATGAAGACGCTGATTATTTTGCTGTTGCTGGCCGTCGCCGGTCTGGTGTGGATGAAGCGCGAAAACAGCACGCTGACACGCTCGTTTGAAAAGGCGAACCGTGTTGCCAGTGAGCAGAAAACCCAGAACACCATGCTGCGTAATCAGCTCGATGTTACCGCCGGTATCAGGCAGCGCAACGAGCAGGCACAGGTCGACTTACGCAATAAGCTCACCACGGCGAATCGGCTTGCTGCAAACCGTGGCAACACCGTGACGAGGTTACTCAATGAAAATAAAGCACTGCGCGACTGGTATGAGTCTGAGCTGCCTGATGACATTATCCGGTTGCACACCCGCCCCGCATTCACCACCACAGCCGATTATTTACAGTGGTTGTCCGAAAGTGGCTCTGTGTCTGATACCCGCCAGCACGCCGCGCACTAACGGCGATTTAAGTACCGATATTCGCCAGCTTGAGGCGGCACTGGTGAGCTGTGCCGCCCAGACTGAAACCATCAAACACTGTCAGGATGAACTTGATGCTCAAGCCAGCCAGTTTACGCAAAGCCCTCTGTGACGCAGCGCCGGTACTGCGTAATAACCCGGACATGCTACGCATTTTTATCGACAGCGGGAAAATCGCCGCTACACTTGCGAGCTCACTGTCATTTGAAAATCAGTACACGTTAAACATCGTGGTCACGGATTATCACGGCGACCTGGATTACCTCATCGTGCCGGTCAATGCCTGGTTGTGGGAAAACCAGCCCGACATCATGACCACTGATGAGGGGCGCAAAAAGGGTTTCACATATATTGCCGATATCAACGACGACGAAAGTGTCGATGTGAGTATCAGCCTGTTGCTGACTGAGCGCACAATTGTCAGGCAGGAAGGTGAAACCCTGCACGTGAAACACGCTGCTGAGCCACCGCTGCCGGAGAACGTCACGCGCCCGATGGAACTCTACGTTCACGGCGAGCTGGTGAGCCAGTGGCATGAATGAATTCAAACCCTTTGAGGACAAACTCGCCGGACTGATTGCCCGCCTGTCACCGGCAGCGCGTCGCAGGATGACGGCAGAGATTGCGAAGCAGCTCAGAGCCTCACAGCAGCAGCGCATCAGGCAGCAAAAAGCGCCGGACGGCACACCGTATGCCGCCCGTAAACGTCAACCGGTGAAAGGCAAAAAAGGCCGTGTTAAACGTGAGATGTTCACGAAGCTGCGCACCAACCGATATATGAAATCAAAAGGCACAAATGAGGCGGCAGTGGTGGAGTTTGTGGGGCGAGTGCAGCGTATAGCGCAGGTGCATCAGGAAGGGTTACGGGATAAACCAAACCGCTATAGCGAGGATGTGCAATATCCGGAACGGCAATTGCTAGGAATTTCAGAAAAAGATAATAAAAATATTGAGCTAGTGATTTTCGAATTCCTCATGGCTCACTAATGAAATTACTCTGACCATCAAATCGATTGAAGTGGTTAAATTAATTTGATAGCCAGAAAATTTTTAGAGAATAGTGATTTATTTTTCACAACCACTTAAGAAGTGGTACTTTCTTTTGTGGTCTTCTTAACTTAGATGAAAGCGTTGAATTTAATGCATTTAAAAAATGAGCCCCACGACGAGCTTTGGTATTCCCTTTACCAGCACATCAATTACATCATTGATAATCTTTCGTGCAATCAATGACGAAATGTGTGCATATGAAGTAAGCGTGATTTCCATAGCAAATTTTTGACTAGCTAATAAATTTTCCCTTTCATCATCAGTCATTTTGTCTTTATTTTGCTCTATGTAATAGGCTGTCCTAGCTAGATTTTCTATTTGAGGAACAAGAGTATTCGATACGATCCCCCACTGACCTGTGAGTTCTTTCTTTGCTGCTTCGATTGCAGCATTTCTTAGTTCTGTCCAGTCGCTCATTATACATCCTCAATATATATTTATTTTGAGTCACTATTAATATTTTTAATAGTATCAGAATACATGTAAAGGTTTGCCATAAGAGTTGAGATTAAGTCCCTTTGCGCCTGATAATATTCAGCCTCGGGAGTGCATCTAGCCCTGGTAATCTTAACCCTATCAAGAAGAGTTTTAACGCCATAAATTTTTAGTGAAATCTGTCTGCTATCGTATTGAGGCGCTCCTGCTTGCATTAAAGTTTCAGTAACTTGAAAACCAGAGTCAATATTTTCGTAAAAAGATTTATCTTTATCGCCTTTCTGTTCCCCTCCTGACACAAGAGATACTTGTGGAATTGGCATGCTATTAGAAGGAACAATTAAATTGTAATTCCCATTTTCACAGAGATTCGGGTTGTCACTCTTTTTAGGAGCTTCACCTTGCCATTCTGTCAGTTTTTTATCGATATCCCCATGGAGAGCATACAATTGCTTCTCAGCTTCCGCACTATATTTTGGTGTCGAGCAACCGGTGGCGCTCAAAACAAAAAACAGAATGGAAAATTTAATGAGAAAAAAAGCAGGAGCATTCATAATCACAACCCCATTAGATATTTATAATTAATAATCGTCGATAAGAAATTTATGTAATTAAAACTAAAGTAGTATTTTTCGTCAGCATGTACGAAGGTTATACATGCAAAATAACGATCTATTTCAAAAAATCATCGTAGACGTTATTTAAATTAACAGATGTGTGAATGAGTTACGCGAGCATTGTTGTTTGGCTGAACACCCAATGATAGTTCTTTGTAAGATGAGTTTTATATAGCCATCATGGCCTCATGAATACTCTCTCATCACTCCAGGATCTTGCGCGCCTTCTGCGCAACCTTATTCGCATCGGCATCGTGACCGACGTCGACACCGAACGGGCACTATGCCGCGTTGAAACGGGCGGTATTACGACCGACTGGCTCAACTGGCTGGCGCCCCGTGCCGGTCGTTCGCGTACATGGTGGGCTCCTTCTGTTGGTGAGCAGGTGTTAGTGCTGGCAATCGGCGGCGAACTGGATACCGCTTTCGTGCTGCCCGGCATTTATTCCGACGATACCCCCGCGCCGTCAGCCTCTGCCGATGCGCTGCATATTTCTTTCCCTGATGGCGCGGTTATCGAGTACGAGCCGGAGATCAGCGCACTGACTGTTTCGGGTATTAAAACCGCCACCATAACCGCATCCGAATCCGTGGTGGTCACAGTGCCGCTTTTGACCGTCAAAGCCAGCCAGAAAATCACCCTCGATACGCCGGAAGTGGTCTGCACGAACAAGCTGACCACCGGCACGCTGGAGGTGCAGAAAGGCGGCAGGATGAGCGGCAATATCGAACACAGCGGCGGAACGTTCAAATCCAACGGCGTGCAGGTGGATGACCACGGTCACGGCGGCATTGAACGGGGCGGAAGCTGGACGGAGGGGACGCAATGACGGCACGTTTCCCCGGTATGAACCGCACCACCGGGCTGAGCCTGTCCGATTCGGCACACATCAGCCAGAGTGTGCGCGACATTCTGATCACCCCCATCGGCTCGCGTGTGATGCGCCGTGATTATGGCTCGTTATTATCTGCCCTGACTGACCAGCCCGACAATCCGGCGCTGCGTCTGCAAATTATGTCCGCCTGCTATATGGCAATCCTGAAATGGGAGCCGCGTATCCGGCTGTCATCCATCACCTTTGAAAGTACCAATGCAGGCGAGTTATTCGTCGACATCACCGGCGTGCGCACCATTACCGGCGGCGCGTCATTTTCCCTGACTGTTCCCCTGAGCTGAGAC